AGAGCCTCTTGCAAAAACTGGTTTGTCAGAGCGCCGATTGATTTCTGCGGAATATGGCCTACAGGTCACCTCAGAAAAAGCACACGGCGTTATCGCAGACTGCTCATAATAATTAGAGGGGGCTGTAATCGCCCCCTTTTCCTATCGGGAGTTTGTTATGAAAATTGAGATTACAACAGATCGCCAGCCTTTTGTTGAAGGTGTAAGAAAAAACAAGGGCGATGTTATTGAGGTCACGGCAGCAGATGGCAAAGTAATGATTGCCAATGGATTTGCAAAAGAAGTTAAAGCAAAACGAGCGCGTGATACCAAGGGAAAGCTAAAAGCTGATGACCCTTCTACGCCAGATGTAAACGAAGCGTGGGAAGGCGGGAAAGCACCTAAGAAACGCGGAAGGCCAAAGAAGAATGTCTGACACTATTCTAAACACTGAGTGGCACACAGAAGACGATAAAGTTGTTGTAAAGCGTAGCCAAGATATTCAGAAGATTTTGGACTTCAACAAAGAGCGCAACATTGACGGTCACAACCGTAAATCTGACATGCGTTTAGCTGGTTCAATACCTTTTGTGGTTGCTGAAATGTGGTCACGGGAATGCGGTGCCAAAATCGGGTCGCAAGAGTTCGCAGAATATGTTAAAAAGAAGTTGATGAGTGGCGAATTTAGCAAGCTGATTGCAAATGGTTATTGAGGATCAACACATGGCAAACGAGAATTGGCATCTGTCCAAGACTATTCCTATTTCTTTTTTGGTTGGTATTGTGGCGCAAACTTTCATCTTGGGTTGGCTTATTGCAGATGCGCAAAACACCATTGAGATGAATACTAACAACATTATGCGCAACACAAACGATGTAGAAGTTTTGGAAAACCGTGTGAATGACCACGCTGTTATGCTTGGGCGTATTGATGAGAACCTAAAGCATATCCGCGAGTATATAGAAAACAAGTGATGCTATGGATCCCGTCAGCTGCGTAGCACTTGCAACAGGAGCGTATAAAACGCTCAAAGCAGCTATTTCTACGGGCAAAGACATTCAAGAGATGGGCAACACAATTGCAACGTGGGGCCAAGCCTTTTCCGATTTCAATAGATTAGAAGAACGTCAGAAAAACCCGCCTTGGTGGGAAAAGACCTTTAAGGGTTCGGATGAAGAAGCCGCAATCTTGATTTGGAACCAAAAGCGCAAAATGGAGCAAATGCGCAAAGAAATTAAGGATCATATTTCATTTATTTATGGGCCATCGGCATGGGATGAGGTTCTTAGAATAGAAGCGGAGCAGCGGCGTATTCGCAAAGAAGCTGCATATAAAAAGCAAGAATTTATAGATAACTGCATTAATTGGGCGGTTGGTTTGACTGCATTTGCGGTTGGTGGAGTGATCTTGGTTTTTGCCATTTACATTGTCGGCAAGGCAAGAGGTCGGTGGTAGCAAAATACGTTGTATTAGACAAAAACAAGAAAATCGTTATTATCACCACCCAGAAGCGTATAGCCGAAAGGTATGCTAATGAACAAAGAAAACTACGATCTAAACGGAAACGGAAAGATTGATCCCGATGAACGCGAGATCATGTTAGAGGATCGTCGTAGGCGCATGGAAGATCATGACGCTAAGAGAGACACGCAAAGGCGGCTCACAGTAGCGTGTACGGCTGGAATGCTTGTTTATCCGCTAGTTATCTTTCTTGCAGTCTGGGTGGGCTTAGATCGGGCCGCAGAGCTAATTACGGATATAGCTAGTGTTTATGTGATTGGTGCCAGTGGTGTTGTGGCGGCATACTTTGGTTTCAACGCAATGGAAGCCAACGTGTCGCGGAAAGAAAACGTAGATGTCAGGTGAGCAGTTACTAACGCATGTGATTGTGAAGCTGCTGGAGATTATTCTAGGCGTTGAAATGACGCTGTATCAGGGGGTCATGGTGTAATGCTTGATTTGTTGGGAAAGTTGGTTGATCCAGTAAGCAATATTCTTGACAAGGTTGTTGAGGATAAAGACCAGAAAGCCAAACTTGCGCACGAAATCGCAACGATGGCAGAACGCCATGCGCAGGAGCTTGCTCGCGGTCAGATAGAGATAAACAAAGAGGAAGCTAAGTCACGCAACATCTTCATTGCAGGGTGGAGGCCATTTGTTGGCTGGACTTGCGGGTTGGCGTTGTTCTGGCATTTTCTGGGATTGCCCGTCACACTTTTTGTGACAGGGTGGTTTGATTTACAGCACCCACCATTGCCAGAGTTTGATATGCAAAGCCTGATGACGGTGTTGTTGGGTATGCTAGGTTTAGGTGGGATGCGCACCTTTGAAAAGTTTAAGGGAGTAACGAAATGAGTTTCAAATTATCTAATCGCAGCTTAGGCAAGTTAAAGGGTGTTCACCCAGATATGGTTGCAACGGTCAAACGCGCTATAGAACTGACTAAGGTAGACTTTGGCATTACATGCGGTCTGCGCACCGTAGAGGAGCAGAAACGCTTGGTTGCTACTGGTCGGTCACAAACCATGAACAGCAAGCATATACCGCAGTCTGATGAATACTCACATGCCGTGGACTGCCTAGCGTATGTGGATGGTGAAGTTTGCTGGGAAATCAATGTCTATGATGACATCTGCGATGCTATGGCTGCGGCTGCAAAAGAAACAGGTGCATCTATCAAGTGGGGTGCTGCGTGGTCAGAGGGCGATATACGCGCTTATACAGGCACGGCAGAAGATGCTATGAACGCCTACATTGATCTAAGACGTTCACAGGGCCGCAGACCGTTTATTGATGGGCCTCATTTTGAGCTGATGGCCTAAGTTTAGGTCTGATTGATCTGGATAGGGTGTTGGTGCGTATACAGTACATATCAACATCGCTATCTACATTGAAATACACTCCCATATCTTCATTGTCGCGGATAAATACCTGACACGCCTCATAACTGGGCAGCAGTATATACGTCTGTATATCCATATTGCGCACAGTGTATTCTATATAAAACGCTGTAAAAAACTCCATCTTAACTTACCTTTAGTTTTGGGGCGTGGTATTGTTTTTTGAAACCAAACGCTGGGTGGCCTGCCCAGTAACCGTCTATCCATGTCCACCACATATTACGATGTTCTGGGTTCAATGCGTTTGGTCTTTGCTGCGACTTTGGGTGATGTTCTTTAGCGCGTTTCCAGTGGCCTCTGTTAAAGTGTAGAGGCATTTTGTGGAACCCTGCGTCATATGGCTTTTTTGCTTTTACTGGCTCATTAATATTCCATGTAACTTTGTGCCATGCGTTTACCGCTTTTCCCATGCCACGACTAAGGCTTCTGCGTTGCTGTCTGGTTAGAGCGTTGTCTTTAATTGTAAGTCTTGGGTTGTTTATTAACCGCAGCACTAATAGAAAATCATATACGAGATGACGTTGTTCGCCGCTTTTTGTGAAATACGGCTCTGTTCCTAAGTGTTGCAATGGCTCACCGATTTTCAATGTAGCTATTTTACACAAGGGAGTTTCATCTATTTCGTGCAATGGAAATTTTAGGTAACGATCTAAAGACCCAAAAAAAATGTTATAAAAATCTCCACAGTTTATTGTCATCCAGCCTAAAGTTCCTGTGTAGTGTAAAAACATCAAATCAGCGGGTGGCCTACTTTCCTCTGATACGGGCGCGTCTAAATCGCATGAACTTTCCGACTTTAGTGCAAACTGAAATAAGTGTGGGTCTACCTCAAAACATTGAGCATTATCTAAGAAATATATTTGCTCTTTTGCAAACTGTTTTGTTTTGAAGCTAACTTTTGCATCATTACAAAGATCATCGTTAATCTCTCTGTATGCTTCATATGCTTCTACAATTCCGTTGGTAAAATGAACTATGCCATTTTCCTCATATTCTTTCATAAGATTTTGCACTTCAACATTATTTTCCATTGCACTCACTTTCCGTTTTGTTATCTTGTCGCGGTGGGCGGTTTATTACCCAGTTTTTGTTGGTAATCCCCTAGCTTATCCCGACACCAAGCAGCCGCCCACACGATCATTCTTCTATTTCTACTTTGGGCAAATCCCATTTCCTGATTTCTTGCATGACCCTTGACTGCGTAACATCCTCAATGAATGCGATGTTCTCTATCGTAGTCTGACGCAGCAAGGCGCGGTTTATGCGTAGAGCTATCTGTGTCGCTCTCTTAGGCCATCTGTACTGCCTGTCGTTGGTGTTGATACCTGTAGGCTGTTTCGGCTCTCTCAGGCGCTTCTGTGGCCTCTCAGGGGGTGTTGGGGCGTTGGGTTTCTTCCAGCCCTCTTGTTCGCGTTTCATTTGCATCATTGCACCAATTTCTTGTTCTGTTGGCTTGCGTTGCAATACTCGCGTCAAAGTATCGTAATAGTTCACCATTATATGTTGTATCCTTTTTTCCTCAATTCTGCTGTAAACCGCCGCAGTTCTTGTTGTGCTGCGAATATTTCATTGTTGATGCTAGGTCTTGCATCTGTGCGGTATCGCTCATCTTGCAACCGATCTACCTGCTTGCGCAAGTATTTTAGTATCTGCTCATCGGCTGGGCTTAGTTTCATTACCACCATCCTTTTATTGTGCCTGCTACCCAAATCAGGATCACCACTGCAAAGGCGATCCCAATAACTACATCTTCCCATGTCCATTTGCCGTAATGCATTACGCTGATCCCCACGCTACGTCATGGAACTGCTCATCATATGCGCCGCTAGTCAGCTTGTTATAGATGCGCTCTGGCAGTGCAAAGTCTTTGGTCTTGGCGCGTGGCTCCTGTAGGTAAACCGTGTCCAATTCAAAGTAATGTTCATCGTGATCTAATGATCCCTCAATGACAATCTCTATCTCCACGCCCTTGATGGTTACTGTTGTGAATGCGTGGTGCGTTGTGCGGCCTAGTGTAAAAAATCCCATTGGTTTGCTCCTTGTTGGTGGGGGCCGTAGCCCCCTGTTGATTACGCTTCTTCTATTGCTTTAAGGGTAGCTTTTGCGCTGCGAACTAAACCGAAAAGGTATTTATCCCATGCGCCCATATCTGCCATGTCTGAATAATACGCAGCATCTGATTTTAGCTCTGCTAAATATGGATCTTCTGCACTTACCCAAATGTTGGCTTTTGTTTCCTTCGCAATCTTTGGCGTATCAAGGTCGCGTTCTTTGTGGTCAATAAAAAACGCCTTTGGAAGTTTGATTAACTTAGTCATAGATTTGCCTTTCTGTTATCTATAACTAGATAATAGTATCATATGTGATACATTACAAGGCTTAATTTGCAAAAAAAGTTAAGTATAACTAAGGTCGCAAAATATAGAGGTTACTATTTTGACAGGCACAAGATGTACGAGATTGAGTTGGAAATATCAGGGCAACCGATTGGCAAGGGCAGGCCACGGTTTACCAAAGTGGGCCATACATACACTCCGCAGAAAACCAAAGAATATGAACGGCGCATTCATGCAGCGGCATGGGCAGAAATGGCAAAGCACAACATTGACCAGACACTAAGGCCAGTTGCGGTTGAGGTTATTGCTTTCATGGACATCCCAAAGTCATGGTCTAAAATAAAGCGCTTAGAGGCAGAATATGGTGCGATAAGCCCCATGACTAAGCCAGACATAGATAACATCGCTAAGATCGCTTTAGATGGCCTCTCAGGCACTATCTTTGCTGATGACAAGCAGGTTACTAGCATGAAGGTCAAAAAGACCTACTGTCATCCTGATCGTGGGCCAGTGCTTTATATATCAGTGTCTTGGACTGATGAGGGCGCATAGGGCGCGTAAGACCAATCAGGGCCGTACTTTTCTCGCCATGCACGTTTGTCTTTGTGAATGGCCTGCTTGCTATCGTCAAAGTTTCCCTGATGGTGTCCATCGCATAGAGGGATAGCCCAATCATCGCCGCGTTTATATACGCCATAGCGGTCATGGATCGGGTGGTGCGCGGTTGTAGGTGATAGCTGCACCTCACCATGGGCTTGGCACACTGCACAGGGCAGTTCTCGCACCTTGTCCAGCACCTTCTTACTGCGCAGCGGTTTGTCCTTCTTTAGACCCAGAGGTGGGCGTTTAGCTAGATTTGTCATTCTTGCCTCTATACATGTGGCGCAGCGCCGCTTTGACAGACGCGCGTATGTGCATCAGGTCTGTTTCAAAACCCTCTAAATCTTTCATTAGCTGTTTAAGTATCTTTCTGGCGTGTGGTATATCACTCATTTATCTTCCCCTTTAGCCATTCATCTATTGCTTTCATAGAATATGCTGACATTTCAAACCGATCATACGCAGCGGTTTTAGGCTTGGTGGCATTGCTATGCTTGCAATAATCACCCGCAGCCGCCCCACACTTGTTGCAAGATTGCTCTATTGGTCGCATGTTTGAATTAGAAGATGTCGCCATAATCAATCGGATGCCATGCACCCTCACCCCCGATGTTTGGTTTTTCGCCAGCTTGCACACTTTTCACAAATTGATGCCATAGCATTTGGCGATCTTGGTGGCTTGAAATAGTGCCGTTTTCTTTTGGTTTTCTTTTGCAGTGATCCCTTGGCTTTGCGCCGCATTTAGGACAAGGCATAGAGCGGATAAAGATTTGTTCTTCTGTGTATTCTGTCATATGTTTGTTAACACCTTAAATTGCGAAACTCTGACATGGCGGCATACTTCTATTTCATCTGGTTTATTTAACCGCTTCATGTTTTTCTTAGACACGCGAAAGTCTGGTTCGCCGTAGTAAACTTTATTCAGGTCTATTAATCCTATTGTGTCGTCTTTTGTCCAATGCACGACAAAGAAGCTAGGCAATCCTGTAAGTTCCAAAATGCTTTTTGCTCTAAAACACTTTTTCAAACTTATCATAATGTCGTCTAAATCGTGATAGCCATATTTAATGATGCGTAGTTCCACAAAAAAGAAAGGTTTGTTGTCTCTGTGGGCAATTGCATCAAGAACACTGAAATCATGTTGCTTTTCAACGCTACAGTTCCACTTGGCAGCTAATCTGCCGCACAAGTCTTTCTCAGCTTGTATCATTTCCTCTGTTGGCTTCCACGGCTTATCTGTCTCCGAGTGGGTCATATCCAATACCTTCGGCCAACTTGTTCATTGCCAGTTCAAAGTATTTAAAAAACTCTGCTTGGTTCATTTTATCAAAACTGATGCTATCAGGTATGTTTACCAGTTCGCCGTTTAGCGCAGACAACTTGATCCGCACATAGCCGCAGGCAATCTTTAGTTCATCGTGTAGGTGATGCTCTGTAGGCCATTTACCTGTATCCCTAGCCACCCTGCGCAGCGTAGACCAATACAGATTGTGATGCGGGTTAGATCGCTTGCCTGTTTGTGACAGGTTAAACAGCGTCCCGTCTGGCAGGTCTTCCATGCGTTCTGCGTCATATTGAGAAACAGGTACTAAGTACCCATTCCTCAGTTCCATCTGCAACTTAGTCATCAGAAGGGTATCTCATCGTCCAGTTGGTTTTCTGAGAATGTCTGACCCTCTGCCATGCGCTGGGGTTCATGCTCAGTGTGTGACACCTGCTGGCGTTGCTGACCACCGCCGATCAGCTTAACATCATTAGCGCGAATGCTGATGTATGTCTTGCCGTTATACTCGCGGGTCTTTAGCTCACCTGATACGCCTACTTGTTTCCCTTTCGTAACGTACTGGGCAATTCCTGTTCGGTGATAGTCAACGTCAAAGAAGATCGTGCCTTTATTCGCTCCATAGCCATCATCAACTGCGACTGAAAACTTGAGAAATCCCCCTCTCTCGTTCTGTTGAATTTCACTGTCTTTGGTGACACGCCCGATAATAGTGCATACTTTCATACCATTAGCTCCGTTTT